CTTTATTTACTCTATTAAACCATCCCTTCATATTTCTTATTTCAGACTCATTAATTGGGTTTGTAGTTTTTAAAGTTCTATGATTTTCTGAAAGTGCTACACAGTTACTACAAGTATTGGGTGCTACACAATTATTACAGTCTGTAGCTATTTGGTTACCTTGTGGGTCTTGACAACATTGTGCTGTTACATTGTTATTACTATTGTTATTTCCCAAATTTGCAAGAGCAGTATTACACTGAGGCATTGAAGTGTATGGACATACTGAAGCTGGTGTACCTGCTGGACATGCTAAACAACCACCTGCGTCTATTCTATATCTTATTGATGATGAGGATGATGAGCTATTACAACTACCACCTACTGGTAGAGCATTTTTTGGACATACAATACCTTGATTTCCAATACTTTGCGGTGGTACTATATTTCCGTTTGGTAATTCGCAACAACATTTAAGTTTCTTTGGGTGACTATGTGCTTTAGGACATGGTTTATATGAAGTATAACCTACAGGACCACCTTTAGCACACTTAAAACATTTATACCCACCTGCAGGGCTTGTTTTAGGTTTTCTTTCCAAAAGAATATTTCCTTTTTTATCCAATCTTGCTTCTCGCATTATACCTTCTTCCATACTTCCTTGGTCCATTTTTGGCATTTTCCATTTCCCCCCCCACTTTCTACAACAAGGTCCATTTGGACTAAAAATACAACAGAAAAACCCCCAGCCTTTACCACTTGGGGTATCTTCTGGTTCTATACCAGTCTTAAGAGCTTGACTACAGACACTGTCACTTATACCCGCAGCTTTACAAGCTTTCATGTTTTCTGGTGTGTAGTGTTCACCTCCTCCACCGCCTGTGTTGTAAGTGTCCCATGGATTTTTATATGGGTCTCCCATAGGATTATCTCTATCATAATCGTGTATTCTTTCATTAATTAGGGGTTGCTGTTTGTTAACTTTGTTAATTAATCTTTGCAATTGTCCTTCACTAATAACCACTTTTTGTTTCTTATTGGTGGTATAAGACCTTTTTTTATTTATAGGAAGCCCTAATTCCTCTGTTAAAATTCGTTTTCTAATTTTCATATACTATTAAATATCTTCAAATGATGCTCCGGTCGGAGTTATTAGGAATTCAATAAATATGAATTCAAGTGCTCTAGTTGGTTTGATATAAATCTTACCATTTAACTCGTTTCTGTCAATTTCTTCTGGGTCATCAGATAATACAACTCTAAAGTCTGTTAATCCTCTATCTCTTCTAATTGAATCTAATATTGGGTTAACTAAGTCTAGGAATTGTTGTCTTACTATATCATCATTTTGTTCGAATATAAGTCTTATCGAAACTGCTGATATTAATTTTCTAGTTTGTAATAGTAATCTTCTAACGTTTATTCTATCTAACGCTGACTCTTTTACTTGTAGTGTTTTATTACCGAAGATAATTGGACCTACATCACTAAATGTAGCAATTGGGTTTAGTCTCCCAACGTATAATGTGTCCCTTTCATCTAATGTTAATTTAGTTCTAGCTTTAATCGCGTTAACAATACCTCTGGTGTATCCCGCAGATGCAAACCATGGGAATGCTATATTATCGGTTAAGGCCATGTTTCTAGCTACCTCAGCTGTAGGTGGGATATATAGTTGTTTATTTGAGTTGTTATCTCTAGTGAGTACCCATGGGTAATAAGTTGCTGTATAATTTGAGTCTATGAAACTATCATCCATATTGTTAACAGCTTCTGTTGGGCTTATTTTGTTACTAGCGTCTGTAGTTGAATTTACAAATAGGTTGTAATCCGGTGTAGTTGTTATGTACAACGAATCAGCTCTCTCGGTTTCTATCATATCAATACTGTCGTTTACTAGAGCTAAGTTATTTACATAATCAATACCGGGTGTTGCAAATAAATTAATATCAACAGCTTCTGGATTTTCGAATTTATGAACAGCTTGTCTGTACGCGTCATAATCTGTATTTGATTCTGTAGAAGAAATTTTCTTAAATGAACCTAACCCACTAGCGTCTGTGTATGTTGCGTCTGCACAAGCTCCATATTTGTATCCAGTCATACCTAGCCTATAAGTGTCTTGGTTGGTTCTTGTTTTCCTGTACTCATCCCAGCCATCAAAACCACCATAAGGAACTAATGTAAATTTCCTAGATATTAATTTATAATATGGGTCAGTTGTTTTAGTAGGTTCTGCTTGGAATGAAGACGCTCCTACCATAAACATTGATTTACCACTTAAAGTAGATGCTGTTTCTGTTAAATAAGAACCAGACCCCGCTATAACTACTGTTGCTCCAGAATCCATATGGAACCCTTGAGTTAAGGTTGGCCAATCACTACCCATTGTACTTGTACAAACAGATGTTGGTGTTTTAAACCCTTTATATTCAAAGAAGTCAAAGTCTATAGCCGCACCCTCTCCGTTAGAGAATCCTAAATAATTTTTTCTTATGTTGTCTCCAGCGGAAACTGAAGCGTTGCTAAGGTTACCTGAAGAGTTATAATATGGGTCAAACACTACTTCACCTGGTGTAAAATATTTAGTTTTCCATTTTGGGTATGGGTTTATAACACTTGTACAGCCTTCTCTATATTTGTATCCTTCAAACCCTGCTGGTAAAGCGTCTTTTAAATCACCTTCAATAACAGCGTCTGTTAATTCTAACATTGTATATGTGGACCTTAACTCGTATTCACCATCAGAAGTTCCAATTTTTCTTGCTATAAAGTTTGGTGCTGTCGGGTCTAATGTACATCTTGTATATTTTTCTAACACGTTTGGATTTGCGTCTGTATCGTAGAAGTCTCTAACAACAACATCAAATTCTACTCTTTCAAAAGATATGTTTGTTATAGAAATTTTATGTTCTCTATTTGCAGATGTACCGTCAGATATTGAAATGAATCTAAATAATCTAGATACGTCGGTACCTCGTAATTCGGAAACAACATGTGGTGTTCTAGGTGTTTGCCATTCTGTCATCCACCAACCTAGAGAATTTCTAAGTGTATTATTAAATCTTGCGGCTGGACGATAACAAGTACAACAATTTATACCTCTAACGTGTTGTCTTCTATATAAATATTTTAATAAATTAGGGTAAATTTCCTCTACAAAAATTGGTACCTCGTCCGCATCCCTATCAAATACCTTTCTACCTAATACTCTGGATAAGTAATTTTTCTTAGAACTATCCAAAGAAGTTATAAATTTATGGACAGTACCCTCGTCTGTTTTAGCTGAGATACCAAAATTAGCAAATGGGTCTCTTAGAATGTCCGAATATGTTTCTGAACAATCCATGTCAACATCACCCAGTTTATAACCATCACCAGTACTCGCACTAATTTTATAATTAGGTCCACCACTTGTAAGTGTGCTCTCACCTCTAGACCTTAATGTTGCTACAGTCATATTATGGTAGGCTGTATTAGCACTTACACAATCATAATTTGCGTAAGCCCCACTTAAAGTTAATCCTATATAAGTTACGGCTGAACAACTACCAGTATAGAAAGTAGTAAACGCAGAAAGTGAAGTACCAGTAAACCAGTTTATTGTTGTACCTGTTTGGTCCTTAGTAGCCGCTCCTGTATCTGTATTTGTGTGAGAAGGCATACAAGCTGTTGAAGTACTTCCCGCAGCAATTTCATTACAAGCTAAACCAACATTTGAGAATCCACTTATGGTTACTTGAACCGCTGTATATGCTGGTGACGAACCGTCAACCAATGTTCCTGCACAACTTTGTAGTTGGTAATCACTAACACTTCCGGAGAAATTTAAAACATTAGAAGCTAAAGTAGTTATAGCTCCTGATAATGTAGAACCTGTACCATAAGTTGGCCCCACAAAAGGATATTTGCTCGGTAGATAACCGTATAGGGTTCTAGTTCCAGCTGAATAACTGTAGTATTCATCAGCTACTGTACCACCATATCCATCACTCAACGCACCACCACCAAATGACCATTCGGTCCAAGATGATGCCGATGTAACACCTGTAAATCCATTTATATTTTGAACAAATGTTGTAGCGTATGGTGAAACGATGCCAACATGTACCTTAGTTCCTCCTGCACTACCACCTGAAACCGCTGTATCTACAACACCAGTTACATAAGTTGAAGCCGTAGAAGCTGATGAAGCAAACATTGCTATAGAAGCTCCACTATAACAACTAGCTGTACAGGTTTCTTCATTTGTCCAGTTATAATCAAATAAACTATTATACCAACCATCATTTGTGTCAGCTGAAAAATCTGAACCAGACCTAGCGTTTGGTCTACTGTAACCTAATCCGTCAAATCCTGGACCTAAATCAGCGTCTATACCTAATCTATTATATATCTTAACGTCTTCTAATCCGGTTCTTCCAGTAATATTAACCATAAAAGTGTTAGTTACCGCAGTGTTCATTGCACCATAAAAATAATAATCATTCGAACCAGACGTAGTAAACCTACTAGTATCGTTATCA